TATAACCTTGCAACCTTGAGAGATAATCACCAACTTTTAAATCATATACATACTTACCTGGTACTAAATCTTTTGTGTCATTGTGACTCATAGATAAAGTGACATACTTATTAGAAGTGGTTACAGTAAAACTTTCTGAACTATCACTATCATAATCTTGTCGTATTTTTGCCTCTGCATAATCTGTGAAAACAAAATCAACGTGCTTTCGCCTTAATCCAAATCTTGACTAAAATCCGAGCCTTGCTCAACTGTAAAGTCAATTCTCGCAGCCATTACCTAGTAACCTCTGGTGTCAAAGTTGCCTTGCCTTGCAAAATTCTTGTTACAGAAGTTTCACTTCCCGCACTACCAGTAAATATTTCTAGATCATAAACATAGCTACCAGCAGTAATTGCTGATGTTGTTGTATGTGACATTTGTATAGTCACCGTACTGCCATTAATACTTGTTGCAAAATCATGGTCAGTAGCGCTTTCCATTCTTGCTCTCATAGATGCTCTAGCAGTATGATTGCCCAAGCTCATTGGAAGACCATTTTCTTCTATCGCAATATTGATCTGGAAGTCTGAACCTTGATCTATAATTATGTCAAACTTTGCTGCAGGCATATTATTCTCCGAACTGAATATACAGATTATATCATTAGTTTATATTCGTCATTTACAGTGTGGCTAGGATAAAAGCAAAAAGTTCATTATATCTTACTGCTAACCTAGTAACCTCTACTGCATCATCTGGGGCATCATCTGCACTTTTATATGTTTTTATCTTTGTGTATTCTTCATTTACTTTTGTCTGCATTACGTCATCTTCGTCTTTGTATTCCTCCACAGCAGATGGAACTAGTACTGTAGACTGCCAAAAAGTATTACTGCAAAACATCGCATAATCTTCCGCGTTCAAACCCTCATCAGTAAATGCTTGCTGTAAGTCTTGTGCAATAATACCAAAGTGTATTCTTGCGCCATCACCTTTCTCATCAACTGAATCTTTAAACTTGTATTTTTTCATTAACTGCTTGCATCTTATAGCGACTCTAGATTCTGCATCGCTTATATCCTCAATGTCTTGCTTTAGATTTCTGTCTGATGTCTGAATGACATTGTTAGTAGCATATATATCATCCCACCTTACAGATGCTGAACCTAAGTCGTAAGAATTATCTACACTTGATCCTGCTGACGAGCAAGGAACAATACCAGCACTATCAAACCTAATGCCTTTTGCAGCGCCAGAAATAAACAAAGTTCCTAGGTTACTAGCACCCTCTTGACCAATACGACCTATGGTTGGACTATAATATTGATGTGCAGCCGAAAACGTAAAGTGAAAAGGCTCAGATACTGTGCTAGAATTATGATAAGTATTAATAGAAGTGTTAGTTACACCAGGATAATGTTTTACTGTTTGTGAATAATCATAAGTTATAGACCCGTCTAGTATGTACAATCTTGTTCTGTAACTATCTGCTTGATTAATTCCACCTGTTTCTAAAGTAAGTTTTTTACCGCCAATATTCAAATCGCCATTAGTATTTGAAGTTCTAATGTAACCATCGCAATCCCCACTACCATTCCATGCAAAAGTTCCGACACGCAAAGCATTTGTATTAGTAGTTCCAAAAACTATTTCTTTTTCATCTGCAAATGCAATGTTTTCGAAAGAAACTCCACCTTGAGGCAAGCTAATCCCACTACCTGTGAGTCTTAACCTCTCTTGTCCTGCGCGTTGAAATAATAAGTCAGAAGCGCTATTAAGGAATCCGTTAGTTCCATTAGTACCTAACGTCAAGTCATCAGAGCCTGTTCCAAACTTTATGTTTCCTGCATCTGTAAACCTAATAGTTGTTGCTATGTCAGAAATGTTTGCAAAATCTGCTCTTAATGTTTCATAGCCACCAGCAGTTGTTCCATCGTGTACATGAATGCTTTTGTTTGTCGTGTTGATGGTAATTTCAGCATCTAAGCCAGTAAAACTAGAATGGTTAGTAGCCGTACCTTTTCTTCTCTGTAAAGCTGTAGTCATTTTTTACTCCGTTGGTGGCTCTGGGTATATAACAGAGTCAATGTTAGTTTCGTTTGCGTATGTATTTGGTAAATCTCTCAGTTCTTGCCTGTATGATGCCCATGCAACTTTTTCCTCATCACTGATTTGAGCATCAGCTACCTGTGTCCAGTCAGAAGATGCAAGCGCCATATCTCTATATTCTCTTATTTGCGTTAAAACCATAATGTTTTTGTCTTCATCACTGATTTCTTCTTCTTCAGGCTTATCAGTAACAACTCCATTAACGATGATTTTAGTAGCCATATCATGCCAGCCATCAATGACAAACTCGCCCTCTTGAGCCTGTATAGCAACATGATCTTCTGGACAATCTACTAGTCTTAGTATTTCGCCTGATTCATTGTATATTGTACATTGCATTATTTTTTCACCGCCAGTGCTGACATACTAGTTAATCCTACTCCTGCAGTAAGATGTTTAAAAGAAGTTGTGTCATTAGTAGTCAAAACGTGCATTCTGTATTTATAAACCCTATTACCAGTAATTGATGACGAATCAATATAACTGTGATTCATTTTCATGCCAATGCCATCAAGTGTTGCAGCAGTACTGTTGTATAACCCCAATGTTCCTTCAGTTGTTCCACCTCTTTCAATCCATGAGTTTATAACCGTGCTTCCGCGTAGAAGTTCAAATCTTATATATGATGCTCTACTTTGATAAGTTCTCCATCTCCAACTAACACTGCTAGAGCCTATATTCCAACCCACCTTAGTGTCTAAATTTAATAAAACTGGAGCGCCACCGCTATTAATAGTAATTGTTCCTATATCTCTATAGGCAATAGAGCCTCCAGACAATCTGCGCTGATATGTTCTTCCATTGTATGTTCCATTACTACTAGTAGTTGTTCCTCCACCACTATATAGAGTTCTTGATACTGAAGTTGTAGTTACACCTACAGGAACAGTTACAGCGTTATTGGCTATCTTTAGCGTATCAACTGCTAAATTTTTAATCTTTGCACCTTGGATTGTAGCATTTGCTATCTTACCATTCGTCACAGCAAGGTTAGCTATCTTCGCTCCAGACACTACTAAATTATCAATCTGCGCTGCACTTGTTATTACACCTGATGCAGCAATCAAACCGCCTGTGATAGTGTTAGCAGCAATCTTATTGCCCTCTATCGTGTTACCTACAAGATGCTGACCCTCGATGACACCAGTTGAGAACATAGCGCTAGAGCTTATCGCTCCCGCAGAAATCATACCTGCTGTAATAGAATCAGAAGACATTTCGTTTGCTGTAATTGTACCAGTAGCAATCTTAGCAGCCGTAACTGCCCCAGCATCAATTTTGTCAGCAGTAACTGCACCAGCATCTAATTTATTAGCTGTAACTGCTCCTGCATCTATCTTAGAAGCCGTAACCGCGTTCGCATCTATCTTGTCTGAAGTAACAGCCCCTGCATCTATTTTTCCTGCCGTAACAGCACCAGCATCTAATTTGGTAGTTGTTACCGCACCTGCATCAATCTTTCCAGCAGTTACTGCACCAGCATCCAACTTAGCTGTACTAACTGAGCCAACGCCTATCTTAGTTTCTGTTATAGCGCCCGCAGCAATAACATCACCTTGTATCGCATCTACTGCTATTCTTGCAGAATCAACTGCTCTAGATGCTATTTGTGTTCTTTCGATTGTTCCAGATAAATCTGCTGTAGCAACAGATGCAGTCCACTGATTACCATCGTATCTGTACAGTTTGTTATCAGTAGTTAGGAATACTTGTTTACCTTGCCACTTATCAGCAGCAGCAGTTGGTAGAGAGTTCACAATCTCTGCTGGTCTTAATCCTTGCGAAAAATTATCTGACCCTAAAGCGCCATCAATATCTTGCGCTGGTATTAGTGCCGTAAACTCAGGGACAGAGCTATCATATCTATAGAGCTTTTTGTCGGTTGTTAAGAAAATAACATTAGACCCAGTGTAACCAACAGGGTTTGGCAGTGTAGCCACTACTGATACAGGATCGATGCTTGCAGCAAATGATGCAGCAGTAACTGATCCAGACTCAATAGTGAAAATGTCATCATCCCAAGCAGTCCCTGTCCATCTATACAAAGCAACAGAAACTGTATCAAATTTAATCTGCCCAACAAAGTCACCACTTGCAGGAAGACTAGATACTGGCTCAATACCATAAGCACCCGCTTCAGCAAATAGATTGTAAACCTCATCACTAAATGAATCGCTGTCTACAAACAATGTTGTAGCGTTAGCGCTTGACGAAAAGTCAGATACATTACCAGTATGATCTACAGACTTAATCCAATAATACTTATTTATGTCGTATTCTAAGTTTGTTCTTACAAACGTATCACCCGCAGAAATTGCAATTTGTGTTGCCCCTGACGAATTGTTTGTGTTGTTTTCCCATATTTGTACATGGTCATAATCAGTATCTAATGGTCTTTCCCATGACAGTGTTATCTCTCGCAACCCACCTGTAGCTGTTAAATTGCTAGGTATTGCTGGTGGAGTTGTATCACCCTCTACAACAGATATTTCGTTTATATAACTAGACCTAACTCCTAATGAGTTTACAGATCGTATGCGAATGTAATAATTTACACCTGGGACAACGCCAGTTATAACGTATTGGTTTCTATGAACAGTAACACTGGTGTACTGTTCTTGTGCGGTTGTAACGTCATCTGTGAGCAAGCCATAGGAAACTGTAACGTCAGCAGAATCAGTTATTAAACCATGGGATGGATTTTCTACATGGTTGTCTGTTATCTCGCCATAATCTAAAGTCTCTGCTGACCTTTTATACTCAAATTCATAGTATTGCACAAAAGAGTCAGATGGCGCTGTCCAACTCACTGTGAGTGACGGCATTACAGTTCCATCACCTGATACAGCCGTGGAATTAGTTACAGTAAGATTGCTAGGTGGTTGCACTGCAAAAACATTTGGTAGATTTGTATCAGGGTATGATCTTTGCTCGGCAGACGTATCGTAAGTATATATTGACGAATCGTATTCAACAGCCTGTATGTTGACAGTCATATCTGCATTTAACGTCATTTCATCAATTTGGAATGGTTTATTGCCCCAATCTGGTGTCGGGTGATTTACAGTTATTACATCACCAATCATTAAGTCTAATGCGCTACTATCAGCTAAAAAATTTATTCTAAGTTGATTGCGTGATCTTAGTGTCAGTATCCTAGCAAACTCTCTAGCAATGTAATAATTGGTTATAGTTTTATTTTCTTTTGTTTCCTGAAGAAGCTCGCCATAATTTTCATCAAGAAAATCTTGCTCTTCTGTAGAGTCAGCATCAGGAAAAGATGCTTGATCGGGCTGATAATTAATATCTTCGTTAGCAAACTTTACTGTATATCTATTAAATGTATTTTTTTTCTGCCCAGCATCTATTGCTATGCCGCCAATAATATTATCTGTTGTAAATGCTGCTGTAGCTGATTTAGCATCGTCTATCATTAAAGCATATTTGCCATCAACAAAAGGTAAAAACCCTCTACATCCAGAAAGCATCTCTTTAACATTATCTAAAATAGTAAGGTCAGTATCTAGAACACAATGACACTGAAATATATCTATCGGATCACCGCCTGTAAATGGCGTTACTGTGTGCGAGTCACAATCATTTGCAGCAGTAGTGAATGACGAAATATCAATATCGTTTACACTAAGACCTTTTCCGTATCTTGCGTTGGTCAGGTAATCGTATAAGCACAATGCAGGATTGCTAGACCATGCCGTCAAGCCGTTACGAAAATCTAGGACTTTTTTGCCTCTTACTAGTGCTGTTATATTTGGTATTCCACTCCAAGCATCTTGATCGTATTTTAATCTTATTGCTAAATATGCAACACCTTGCAGTCTATGCGTTGATGTCCATCCAGGTGCTTCTTGCAACAGACCGTCTGCTGCTTGAGTATCTGTGCCAAGATGAACATTATACGTCACAAAACCAGCATATCTTCCATCTGATGCTGGTATATTGTCTAGCTCTAGATCAGTTATACTTTCAACTTCTCCCTCTGACATAACTAAAGCTATATACAGGTATTCGTTTTCATCGCCACCTGGTACGTCTTTTGTGCTTATAAATGTCCTAACGCCACCTACGCGCCTTTGACCATAAACTACAGGCAAACCCTCAATGTTTGAGTTTTTATTTAAAAGAACGCCTTTAGCTGCATCTGCAGCCTCTTTTTGCGCCTGTTTTGCTTTTTTATAGCTATCGTAGGATATTGCTACTGATGCTACAGCTATTAGCAGAGATAAAATCATGCTTTGCCCCACTTAATATCATCTATAGTTTTAGCGCCAAACTCAAAACCATCGTCTCCTGCAAAGTGTAATTGCTGTGAGTTATGATTTGTTCTTCTGCCATTTCTTTTGTCAAAATCTTCCCAATGTGACTTGCATTCAACTGTGACTTGGCTTGTCGTATCTGTATCTTCTATTTTAAAGTTTGCTATAGTGCCTACAAAAAAGTTAAATGAGCCAAAAGATGCGTGTGTTGAATTTAACGCGCATCTTGACACTTTGACATACCTGCCAACATAATCACTACCTAAAAAATAGCTTATCATTGTTTGATCAACACCGCTAAAATTTAAACTAATACCACCTTGTGTTGGAGATGAAGACTCACTAACTTCTCCTATAGAAATAACAGAAGATGAAGAAATATATGTTACTGACTGGTCAACAATATCTTTGTCGCTGTCGGTGAGAAGTAGCGTATCTGCGCCAGTGCCTATCTGCATTAATGTAGCAAAAGAATAGCTATCACTAGCAAAAGCAGACCGTAATATTGAACTTGAAAGTCTTGACATTAAATCGCCTCAATAAAGTCTACTTCGAATTGTCGCAACCCAGTTACTCCAACCGTGAACTGCTGTACATCGTTGTTCAACCTTACAGTAAAAGGTACTGCATTATATGTAACAATTGCATCATCAGTTATTGCTTGCTTTAAGTTTGGTGTTATTTGTAAGCTCGCATTACCAGATAAACCTGTAGCATCAGATGTAAGCATATAAATTTTAGAGTGATTAGAAAACTTAATAACATCACCAGCCTTAATTGTGCCATCTAAGCCATCAACAGTTATAATTCCAGAGCCTACAGCATAACCTCCTACGTTATTAACTCTTACATTTCCAGTAGCACTACCTGCGCTATAGCTTATATCTGGCAGCGTTATTTGAAATGTGTCAGCCATTCCATCCTGTGATGCTATAAAAGCCATTACTGGCTGAAACTCGGAAGCAGTCATTGGAGGGTATTGTGCGCTAAACTCAAATCTTGAACTGCCAATTCTTCTAACCTGCATTCTTCCTGATATAGTTTGACTAGAAAGGTTAAAATTCTTAGTAGAAAATCCTATTGATCTAAATCCTGGGCTTGTTGGGTAATTTCCACTCATACTAAACTCGATACGCCTCTGTTGTTAATTGCTTGGTTTATTATATTAACAATTTCGCCTCTACGCGATCTAAGTAACTCATCAAATCCTTTAGTGTCATTGGCTTGTATATTAACAGTTACGTTAGTCCCCATTCCTTGACCTTTAGTATGATCAATTACAGTCTCATTAGGATGAAGTATAGCTGGAAAACCACCTTTACCGTCAACACCGCCTGTCCTTGAACCACCACCCGTGAAACCACCACCATCAAATGATTGCTTTCTAATGCTTTGTACTCTAGCCATACCATTAATCATAGCTAGTCCAGCCATAATGTAGCTTGTTGGTGGCGTATATGCTTTTGCTGCTTTCTGTGCTGAAGCGTGTGTATCAACAATAGCGGTAGCAATTGCAGCCGCTTTTTGTACAGCAAACAGCTTTTTACTATGAGATTTAGTACCCATTAATTGCTTGCTCATCTCTCCTGCAACGTGCTTTGTTTTTTCACCTGCGCTCATCTTATCAAACTCAAGGCGAAATTTAGCAATCTCTAGGTCTTCTTTTTGTGCATCAGTTAGGTTTTTTAATGCATCAGCTTCATCTTGTAAAGATTGTATTTTTGCTACTCTAGCAAGCAACTCAGCAGCTTGAGCATCTGTTATCTCACCAGCAAGTTGTTGCATTCCAATTTCGTAGGCTTTAATAGCAGTTGATGCCAGTCCAAAAGTAGCAATTTGAGTATCTAGACTATTTCTTTGCTTCTCAAAAGAGTCACTCACTCCGTCAATTGTTTCTTTAAGCGCAGCAATTGCGTGTTCATAAAACTCAGTATCACTGTCAAGTTTAAGGATTCTCTCATTATATTCAGCAAGAGTCTCTAAATCCTTTTTACCATAAACAATACCAAAAGAGCCTGTTCGGACTGTTGTTAATTGCTCTCTAGTAGTGCTGTTTAGCTTTTTAAGCTCGGCTTCATATTCCTGTAGCTTTCTAGTGGCTAAAAGTTTTGCGTAGGCTTGCTGTGCTGGGGCAAGGTTATCAAAGCTATCAATTAGTCCCTTATTAGCTTCTTTAAGCTCTTTTGCAGCTTCAGTAGCGCCAAAAAATGCAGGGGCTAGACTCATGCTAAGAGCAGCACCAATTGCAATGACAGCACCAAACATTGCGCCACCAGGTCCAAATAGCGAAGCAATCTGCGAACCCTGCTGACCAAACACCAACATGGCGTTTTGACCCATCTGCAACTGTACCGCAACATCCTGTACCTGATGACCAACCTGACCAAGACCGCCACGCATAAACCTAAACTGCTGATTCAGGACTTTACCCTGCTTCGCAGTTCTGTTCATTTCCGATTGCATTTTACGGAAGCCAGAAGATGCGCCATCTTTGACTTTAGTTTCAATTACTGCTTGTGCGGTTTTAGCCATTAGATGCCTCAGTTTTTTCGTGTTTTAGGCGCAAGTAAGTAAACCAGTGATTAAACTCACTAGCTGTCATAGCTAAGATTGTCGAGAGTGGCTGACCAAGATGCTCTGCTAACTGATACATACAATAAATTTCAGTTAACTCACCTTGGTCATTTATTAGTTTTTTTCGCGTTCCTCTTCGTCTTCTATCTGAAGAACAAAGTTAGCAACTCTACTTAAAACTTCTGGATCAACACTTTTTCTTAGCTTGACCTTATCGCCAATATCAAATACTGCTTCGCCATCTTTGTCGGTGACCCCAAAAATTAGGGCATATACTAAGTAGTCAGTATTATCACCATCTGCTCTTGTATACCATCTAGCCTTGTCTTCAAGCGATAGGTTCTTCGAGTAGAGAGTGCAATCCCACTCTTCTACCCGAATACTTCTAACTTCTTTGCTACTGAAATGCGATACAGCATTCTCTATTAATTTTCCCATAGTTTATATTCCCCAAATTATACTGCTGATTCAGCAATCACACCATCACCAGTAACAGTGACAGATGCTTCAACCAAGCCATCTACACCTACGTTTTTTGATACGCTTGTAATATGACCAAAGCCTTTCCACTTTTCAAAGCCACTAGTTGCGCCTCTAGGGTATAGCTCAAGATCGACTCTAGCGCCCTCTGTTAGTAAAGCCCCTTGACCAGCATCGTCATCATCCCAAATTACATTTAATGATGAAGTCCATGATTTTGTAGTTACTTTGGCTTTAGTCCAGCCCGCATCATCTGCAACAGTAGGATTCATTACTGTAGACTCTGCTGTATTAGCAGTGATCTCTAACGAAAAATCCTTTACCTCTGCAACAATGTCAGTGCCTACTTTAACTAAGCCACCATATCCAGCATGAGTTGACATATTTTTACCTCTGCTCTCTGAGCGTTATTTTTCGGCTGTATAGCCATTAAATTTCAATATCAGGGTTATTTTCTCTCACCTGATACATTACTTCAACAGTCAATGTACATACAGCCACAGGCTGATCTCCACTTCCGTCAAAATCTGCATTAAAGCCAGTAATCCTAGTATCTTTAGCATTACCGCCTCTTGTTAAATCTGTATACAATGCTTCCTCTATTTCTAGGCAAATCTGATCTAAAGTGTCATCGTAATTAGCAATACCCTTAACCAATACTTCAATGTCAAACTCGCAAGTTCGCATCTGGGTTCGAGGCTTGTTTACAGTCTGGTATTCAATTGATTCAGACTTGTTATATATAAGTATTCCAGGCAGTTTACTGCTTTGCATAGGATAGACTCTACTTTGGAACACATTGTTACCAGTCGTAGTCAATCCCGTTATTGTAGTTTTAATATTATCCCTAATATCTTTTCTATTGTGAGCCATTATTGAGCCTCAAGAGCAATTTCAGTAATACCAGTGCCATCGTTCATAATAATAGTGACATCATATAAACTCCCTCTGATAGAAAAAGCATCTCCCTCTTCAATGCCAGACACATCTTCCGTTCTCAGTGTCAGTCTTGGCTGAACCATAGAGAAATCTACAGAAGCCGCAGTATCTACAGCATGATACTGATTGTCAAAAATTGCAGTAACAGTTATGTTTTGTCCAATCTCAGGAATAAACGTAACTGTCTCACCAAAGTCAGCAATTAGTAACTTTCTATCATCAGCAGTTTCTACTGGCATTATTTCTTCGCTCTTCTCTTAGGCTTTGGCTTGTCTTCACCCAAACCAATGCTTCTATCTTCTATTTTTGATTCAACTGCGTGTGGCGCAAGTCTACCTATTGCCATTAAAGCAGTAGCAGTTTCTATGTCTAACTCAACAACATCACCTACTTTATATTCTACCGCACGAATCAGGCATTTTTTTATCACATCATATTTCATAATGTTCTCCTTTAGTAAAAGCTACTATGGGATAGCCACGGAATAGCCTTTAGTAAAGGAGGGGGCGAACCCCCTCACAGTGTTACTTATGCGCCATCGTTACCGAAAGCAAAACTTGCAGCGTGACGTACAGCTACATCTACAGACTGCATCGCAACAACGCGAACAGTACCAGTAGTAGAAGCAGTGTATGGGTCAACTACAATGTCCAAACCACCGAACATACCGATTAGTAGGTCATCAAAGTTACCGAAGTACAAGTTACCAGCAGTTGCTTGGTTAGAAACAATTGCGTTGTAACCATTGATTTGACCGCCTTGTGATACAAACTGACCAGAGCCTGCATCTTTAGCAGTTGTTTTAAGACCACCGTTCATTGCAGCAGGAAGAATGTATGCAAGATTGCCATTAAGTGCGTTAGCACCAGCAACTTCAGTTTCAAGGCTTACAGCTTCAGCAAAAGTTGGGTTAGCAGCAGCAAATGCAGTCACAGTTCCAACGCCAGTAGTGTTTAAGATACCAGTTGGGTTTCCGTTAGCACCAGAACCCTCAAGACCAGCTTTATCGATTGCAATAGCGATAGACTTAGCAAGATCATCACGGATTAGGCTTTCAATGTCTAAGCTAGATTGCATTAGAAGCTGACGAGTTACGTCAGTGAATGCACCTAGAGTCTTAGGAGTCAATGAAACCTGTCCAACA